ATGTCGGCGTCGTCACTAGAAGAAAAGGCGTTGCGGTTGTTCAGAACATTTGAACACGCGGGCAAAAATGTGAACCGCGTGACCGTAGAAGGGAGGCGGATTGTCTTGGATTTGGGCCAAGGCGAGGTCGTGGACGACTTTGAAGAAGTGGATATGCGTCATGGCAAAACGTGAGCTTCCCAAGCATGTCTACCGGCAGCGCAATGGAATTTATTTCCAGCGGCGGGGTTGGCCGTCTCATAAATTCCAAGCCGAATTCGGAACACCTGAATTCTGGAAGGAGTATGCGGACATTTTGGAAGGCAGGGCCGATAAGAAAACCGTTTCCGTTCGCAGCTTTCAAAGCTTGGTCGCAGACTATCGCAAATCGCCTCGATACAAAAATCTGAAACCACGCACTGCGTTGGACTATGATAAATACCTAGACTTTTTTGTATCCATCATGGGGGGTGTTAACCCCGCTAAAATGCAGCGAAAGGACGTCATCCGACTGCGGGACACCAATGAGGATAAGGTCTATTTCGCGAATTATTCTCTGCGAGTTCTTCGCGTTCTCATGGAGCACTGCGTCGATCTTGGGTGGCGTGAGAGCAATCCGGCCAAAGGTGTGCCAGAGCTGAAAACGCAGAAGAAGGAGCGTGAGCCGTGGCCGACCGAACTGTTGGCGGCCTATCGTGCGTCTTGCGCGATGGGAACGCGCGAACGGCTGGTTATGGAGCTGTGTGTAGGCACGGGCCAGCGCGTTGGGGATGTGCTCGATATGCGGTGGTCAGACATCAAAGATGGGGCGGTCTTCGTTCGGCAGAACAAGACCAGTAAGGAGCTATGGGTTCCCATCTTGCCGGAGCTTCAGGCGGCTTTGGACGCGGCTCCTCGGCATTCGATTTTCTTGCTGACCAATGAGCGTGGAACAAACCGTTGGTCCTATCGCGGGGCCTCTCAGGCCGTTCGCAAGGTCCGCGAAACCATTGGGGCCTTGGACTATGACATTCATAGTTGGCGGTACAACGCGGCTTGCGAGTTGTTGGAGGCTGGCTGCGGGGATGATCTGATCGCCTCGGTGACTGGTCAAAGCCCGACGATGGTTTTGCATTACACCAAGAAGATCAGGCAACGCTTGCGGGCGCAGGTGGCGCAGCGAAAGCGAACAGAACAAAAACAGAATGTTTAGAAGTTTGTTTAGACTTTCAAGCCAAGCGCGCCAAGTTGGGCGCTAAGTGCTTGAAAAAAAATGGAGGCGAGTACCGGAATCGAACCGGTGTACACGGATTTGCAATCCGGAAGGAAAGCCCGATATTTCAAAGCGTTGGGGTTTCAAAATTGCCCCAGACAAACCGCGAACAAGGCGTGAATGTTTCAAACGCAAATCTGGTGCACGAAAAGGAAAACGCCGGAGCAGCAGCAACTGCATCCGGCGTTCAAAGTGCAAAAGAAGTATCCGAACTTCGCGATGATTCTAGCGCATCGCTTGCCGAACGTCACCCCATTATCGTGCTGCATTGGGGGGCTTTGGCATGACTGTTCCCCATATCAACCGTTTTGAATGGATGAAGGCCGCGCTTCAGGCTGAGGGGCTTTCTCCTACCGCCAAGAACATTGTTTCGACGCTGGCAGTTGTCTTTGCAAATGATGAAACTGGGCAGTGCAACCCGTCTCAGGAAACCTTGGCGGATTACCTGAAAGTTCACCGCGACACCATCAAGCGCGCGTTGCGCGAGCTGCGCAATGCTGGATGGCTGGCATCTATGGGCGACGGTGGGCGCGGCAAAGCGCCCTTGCTACGCTTCCTCACACCCTCAAAAGTGATCCATTTCGACGCCGCAAAGGCGGGGCAAATTACCCCCAAAAACGACGAAAAAGGGGGGGCAAATCACCCCGCCCAAGGCACCAAAAGGGGGGAGGATTTGCAGCAAAAGGGGGGGCAAATCATCCCCCCGCTATATAATGCTAAACAATCTTTAGAACAAAAGGGGCGGACCCTTCATGCGTTCAGCACTCACAAGTTCGCTGGAAACATCTGCGAAGGGCTTCGCGCCATTGCGACCAAGGATTGGTCAAAGCTGAACCCTTGGGCTGATTGGCTGAGAAAGCAGGGATTGCCAGAGCTTCACGCGTTGGGCGTTTTTCACCGCGACCAGAAGGGCAATGCGTTCTTCCGCCTTCCCTACCTGACCCCGCCGGACAAGCCGGAACAGATCGAAGAGGCACGCCGCTTCTTCACGGCCATGCTGGATGAACAGGCGGTTGGCCATGCAGCGCAGTGAACCCGAAACCCGATGCAAGCCAAGCGATCAACTCGCAGACCTTGCCCGCCGCATCCGCCGATTGTGCCCCGATCACCGCGACCCGCACCGCTTCCACGAAGAAAAGTCCGAGATTGCCTATGAACTTTCACAGCTTGCCAACCGTGTCGTCTGAGAACGCCGCAAAGGGCTTGCGGGTCCTTCTGGGGGTGGGGGCATCACGGGTAATTCGCACCCCGACGTGTCACGCTATGCGGAAATTTTGCTAAGGGTAAGAAATCATGAAGATAATTGACCAATTGCCTTTGGAGGGGAAGCCGATCACCCAAATTGGGGGGCAGGATCTTTGCGAATTGCTGGACCTGTCTTCCGGTGCCCTCTCGGACCTCAAAAAGCGCGGCATTGCGGTGCATCTGGGGCACGATGCTTACGATCTGGCAGCGACGGTTGGGAACTACACGCGCCACCTTCGCAGCCTTGCGGCCAACTGGGGCAGCGCCGATCAAGCGGCCCAATTGACCGCCGAACGCGCCCGTCTTCTCAAGGGGCAGGCCGACGCCCAAGCCCTGAAAAACAGCAAGCTGCGCGGCGAACTGGTCGAGGCCGTCGAGGTCGAACGCAAATGGTCTGACCTTCTGCGCGGTGTCCGTGCCCGCCTGATGGCTGTCCCGGCCCGCCTTCGCGCCGATTTGCCCGATCTGGATGCAGCGACAACCCAAGCGATGGACCGCGCCATTCGCGATGCACTGACGGAGTTGGGCAATGACGACAATTGACGAAGTGGCCAGCAACGCCTTGCGTGCCTTGATCCCGCCGCCCCGGCTGCAACTGTCGCAGTGGATCGAGGCCAACGTTTGCCTGCCCGAAGGTGTGAGCGCACAGCCGGGGCCTGTCACGCTGTGGCCGTTCCAACGTGAAATTGCCGATGCAATCGGAGATCCCGCCCTTGAGCGTGTGACCTTGGTCAAGCCGGTGCGCGTGGGCTTCACAACGCTTCTAACCTCTGCTGTGGCCTCCTTCGTGGCGAACGAACCCGCGCCGATCCTTTGCCTTTTGCCAGCTGAAGCCGATTGCCGCGACTACGTGGTGAGCGACGTTGAACCGATCTTTGCCGCGTCCAGCACGGTTGCAAAGGCGTTGTCCGATGATCGGGAAGACGGCGACCGCAACACGCTTCTGTCGCGCCGCTTTCCCGGCGGTTCGCTGAAAGTTGTCGCCGCAAAGGCCCCCCGAAATTTGCGCCGGCACAACGTGCGCGTCTTGTTCATCGACGAAGCGGACGGCATGGAGTCGACCGCCGAAGGTTCGCCCATCCTGTTGGCCGAACGCCGGACGCTGTCGTTTCCTGACCGCAAGATCGTCTTGGGCAGCACGCCGGTTCACGACGAAACAAGCCACGTCCTTCGCGCCTATGCGCAGTCTGACGCCCGCGTATTCGAGGTGCCTTGCCCCTGCTGTGGCGTCTTCTCAGAAATCCAGTGGGACGCGATCATTTGGGACGAAGGCAAACCGGAAACCGCCCGTTGGAAGTGCCCTGAATGCCGTGAGGAGGTGCCAGAACGGCACAAGCCCGCAATGGTGGCTGAAGGCCAATGGCGTGCCACGCGGCCTGAGGTGCAAGGGCACGCGGGCTTTCGGCTGAATGCCTTGGTGTCGCTGCATATCAACGCCTCATGGTCGCGGTTGGCGGCTGAGTTCATCGGCGCCAAGGACGATCCCAGCACCCTACAGACCTTCGTCAACACGATCCTTGGCCAAGGCTGGCGCGGGGAAGGTGAAGAACTGGACGAAGACGGTTTGGCAGGCCGTGGTGAGGCCGTGGGGCTGGCTGAGGTGCCCGAAGGCGTGTTGACCGTCACAGTGGGCTGCGACGTCCAGCACGACCGCCTAGAGGTCACTTACGTTGGCTGGCAGGAAGACGGCACCGCCGTTGTCTTGGGCCATACCGTGATTTGGGGGCAGTGGGACGAAGACGCCACCTGGACTGATTTGGATACCTTGCTGAAAGAGACGTTCCCGCACGCGCTGGGGGGCCGGATCGGCATCGAGGCAGTCGCGATCGATGCGGGCGACGGCACCACCATGCACCGCGTCACGGCCTTCTGTCAGCCACGCACCCGGCGCAAGGTCATGGCCATCAAGGGCGCACCGGGAAACCGCCCGATGATCGAACGCGCCAGCTCTAAAACCAAGACAGGGGCAAGGCTTTGGATCGTTGGGGTTGATACCCTGAAAACCCTGATCTTTGGCCGGTTGTCGCGGGGGGCGTCCATTCGGTTGTCTGAGGATCTTCCCCGCGTCTGGCACGAACAGGTTGCCAGCGAACGCGCCGTACTGCGCTACCGCAAGGGCCAGCCGGTGCGCAGCTTTGAGCGGATACCCGGTCGCCGCGCTGAGGCACTGGATTGCCTTGTCTACGCCTTTGCCGCCCGACAGATGCTGCACCCCGATTGGGACGCCAAACGGCGGGAATTGGCCAATCCAGCGGGCGCAATCACGCGCCCGTCGCCGGTACTGCAATCGAACTGGATGCGCAGATAAGTTTGGTAGGTTGCACCTACGGGGCCGGTATCGGGCATTCCCCCAAAGCAACCCCGTAACTGGGTGAGTGGGAAAACCCCCAGACCGCGCGGCCCGTTCCCTAACGGGCGCGGCGCGGGTTTCAAGTGGTTAGTTCGCCTTAAGCGTAACAATTCCGGACGTGTATTGAGAAGTAGCCTGAATACTTCCGTCAGCTTCCATTACAACCGTCGTGACACTTTTGCCCTTTTTCAATTGGCGCGGCAAACCATCTGAGGCGACCAATTCGATTACCTCTTCCAGCGACATGTCGGCAACTAGTGTTGCTGGCTCTGGATATGCAGCGCTTAGAGTGCTCAAAATCTCCGAGTTCATGCTTCGATTGTTCTTTTCAGCGACGGATTTGATTCTGTCGCGCATGCCGTCTGGCATTCGAAGGATGAACTTATCCTGATTTTGAGGCTTTCGGTCTGTCATGATGGCATAGAGCCATATTCGACGCTTGACGCAATGATGGCAATGAGCCATGATATCAATGAGCCATCATGAGGGATGTTAGATATGAAGCCAATGCAAGTACGTCTTCCCGACGACCTCAAGGCTTGGATTGCGAACCAAGCTGAACTGAATAGCTCGTCTCAAAATTCCGAAGTTATCCGGGCCATTCGCGAAAGGGTGGAACGGGAAGAAGCCAAGAAGATTTAAATTTGGAGCACCATACAATGACGAACCAACCCGTTTGCGGGAAAGATGAAACTCGCCCTGTCACCCTGTGGGAAAATGAGACTGTCCACGGCCATGCCCTTTGCCACGAGTCTTGCGTGGACGAACACTTTGCCGCTGTGAAGGCCCTTCGAGACCGTCAAGCGGCCTATCTGGACAGTTTGCCGACCGATCCCAAAGAGGCGATTAAAGCCGCGCGTGCGATCATGACGCCCGATTTTGAGCCGTATCCCGAAGGCGTGAAAGAGGCCCTTTACCTGTCGGTCGCGCTGGAGTCGTTGGTCAACGGCGAAGGGATTGAAGGGCGCGGCCTAGACCGCGATGCGGCAAGATTCATCGCCAACCGCGTCTCAACCGCCATGTTCAACGTCATGAAAGACCTAGATCGGCTCTCCGATGTCCTTGAAAATCCGAGCAGATTTGAGCGGCTGGAATAGGTATTTTGCCAAGGCCAAATTGGGAGGCTGACCAGCTAGAAAATCGTTGCATGCGCATCGAAATATTGACTTCACCATGGCAACATGAGACTTTCGATGAAGTTGCAACGATTTTATGGGCCTAAAATGAAGAGCAAAGAATTCAAGATGGGCGTAGCCGACAAGGTAATTGGCTTGAATCAAGCTACTTTGCGGGCATGGCGTCGGAAAGGTTACCTTACCGAACTTGGCTTGGCCCCGGATGGGACCACGGCGTATCTGAGCGTTGTAGACATTTGCGTTTTGCAAGTTGCGAATGAACTGATCCATATTTTTCGCATTGAAACCAAGAACGCGATCAAAGTTGCGTCTTCAATGTCTGACATTATTCAGTTCCTGATTCCCAAAGTTCAGATGGCCAGTAGCCCGCATGAGAACGGCATTGCCATACTGCGGCCTTCCCGCGTGATTGATGAAGTTTATTCCGTTGATTTTGTGGAAAAATCTTCCGATCTGAGTATGTACTTCGCCCTGCAAACATCATCGAATGCAATCTGCTACGACATTGGTCAAACCTGTTTTGAGGTCATGAAAAGGTTCGCGACCCTTGAGGTTCGCGTATGAGCCTCTTTTCCCGATCTCTGGCCAAAGTGTTTCGCCGTTCCGGCATTGAGGCCGGGGGCGGTGGGCGACGTTGGGAAGGTGCTTCCGTCCTGACCTCGCCCTTGCAAAGCACGCTTGCCGCACGCGGACCGGCACAGGCCCGCGCTGCGGCACAGTCCGTCAATACGCCCTACGGTAGCCGCTGCATCGAGGTTTGGACCTCTGCGCTTGTTGGCAAAGGCTGGCAGGTGCGGGCGCGTCACCCCAACGCCGCTACGGCCCGCGATCTGAATGAGGCGTTTGAGGCGTTGACCGCCCCCCAGTTGCCGGTTCTGGCCCGCGCCCTTGTGCGCGATGGTGAGGCGTTCGCCCGTATCCAGATCACTGCGCAAGGCGATATTCGGGTTAAGCCGATCCCGGCAGAACAGATTGACCCGACGATCAACCGCGACCTTGGCAACGGTGGCCGTATCGTTGCCGGTATCGAGTTCGACGCCGACGACGAAATCACCGCCTATCACATCTTGCCCGAAGCGCCGGGAACGCCCTTTGCCGTCTATGGCACGGCTGTACGCGTTCCGGCCCGTGAGGTGCTGCACGTCTTTGACAAGCTGTTTCCGGGGCAGGTGCGCGGCTTGTCTTGGTTGGCACCGGTTCTGGCCAAGCTGCGCGACCGCGACGACGCATCCGACGCGCTATTGATGCTCTTGAAGGTGTCCAGCCTTATGACCGGCTTTGTGCGCGACCCCGATGGCAGTTTCGCGGGCTTCGAAGGTCAGGCGGACGGTAGCGCGTTGAATGTGGCCTTGGAGCCGGGCGCAATGCGCATTCTGCCCCAAGGGGCGGACGTGACTTTTTCGACGCCGGGACAGGGCTTGGCGCAAGCGGTTGACTTCTTGCGCGCCCAAGATCGGGAAATCGCCGCTGGCTTGGGTCTGACCTTCGAGGCGTTGACCGGCGATCTGACCCAAACGAACTACAGTTCGGCCCGCGTGGGCCTGTTGGAGTTCCGCCGCCGCGCCGAAATGCTGCAACGGTCTTTGATCGAAGGGCAGTTCTTGCGCCCCTTGTGGCGGCGCTGGATCGAACTTCGTTTCCTGAATGGCGAAATCACCGCGACCCCCTCCGAGATGAACGATTATTTTGCCGTGCGTTTCGTGCCCCCCGGTTGGCAGTGGGTTGACCCGAAAAACGAGGTCGAAGCCGACGCCCGCGCAATCGAAGCCGGTTTGAAAAGCCGTGAGGAAGTCGTTGCAGGCCGGGGCCGCGACATTGACGACCTGAACGAAGAATTGGCCCGCGACCAAAAGGAGGGCAACGCATGAGCATTCACCTTCGCAACCTGACCACCAAGCCGAACACGGTAGATCCCGAAAACCGAACGGTTGAAGCCATTGTTTCGACCGGGGCAGACACGCCGCGCGGTGCCTACATCGAGCGTTTGGATTTGGCCGGGGCTGACCTGTCGCGCTTGATCGGTGCGCCGGTCTTGGACGCGCATCGCAGCGCCTCCACCCGTGACCAGTTGGGCGTTGTCGAAGCCGCTGAACTGCGGCCCGAAGGCATTTGGGTTCGGATGAAATTTCGCAGCGCGTCCAGCGCGTTGTCTGTTCTTTCCGACATCGAAGACGGCACGTTGCGCGGCCTGTCCATCGGATACCAGGTCGCCAAGTGGGAAGACACGCGCAACGGTCAAACCCGCATTCGTACCGCGAAAATCTGGACGCCTATCGAGGTGTCCGTTGTTCCAGTCCCGGCTGATCCGGGCGCACACTTCCGCAATGGAGAAATGACCATGGAAGCACAAGAAACCGTTATCGAGCAGTCCACCGAAACCACGACCCGCGCCGCCGAGAACGCGGAAATTCGCACCATCGCCGCAACCGCCGGTTTGACGCGGGCTTGGGCTGATGAACAGATTGACGCCGCCGCAACCCCGGACGAAGCCCGCCGCGCGGCCTTTGAGGCCATGCAGCAGCGTTCGACCAGCACGCAAACCCGCACCACACGCGCCACCGTGGGCACCGACAACACCGACCCGGCAGTTATTGCCACGCGTGCCGGTGAGGCGCTGTATGCCCGTTCGCACCCGGACCACGATCTGAGCGCACCGGCCCAACAGTACGCGGCCATGTCGTGCGTGGATATTGCCCGCGATTGCTTGCAGCGTTCCGGCCTTTCGACCTCCGGCCTTGCCGCTGGCACGGTGGTTACCCGCGCCTTGAATTCGACCTCTGACTTTCCGCTGATCCTTGGCGATGCGGTTGGGCGTGAACTGCGCCGCGCCTATCAGGCGGCACCGTCCGGCGTTCGTCTTCTGGCTCGCCAGACCACGGCCCGCGACTTCCGCGCCAAGCGTGCCTTGCAGTTTGGTTCCGGGCCTGATCTGAAAAAGGTCTCTGAAACGGGTGAGTTTTCCTACGGCACGATTGACGAAAGCGGCGAAAGCTACAGCGTCGAAACGTTCGGCCGGATTTTTGGCATTTCCCGGCAAGCGCTGGTCAATGATGATCTCGGGGCGTTTACGCAGATCCCCGCCAAGCTGGGCGAAGCGGCCCGCGCTTTCGAGGCAGCGCAGCTGGTGGCCCTGTTGACCTCCAACCCGACCATGAGCGACGGCACGGCAGTGTTCCACGCTGACCACAACAACCTTGCGGCGACGGGCGCAAGCCTGTCTATCGCCACGCTGACCGCCGCCCGCACGGCCATGCGCCGTCAGAAGGGCCTTGCCGGTGAACCGATCAACGCCACCCCTTTCGCTGTTGTCGTTCCGCCGGAACTTGAAACCGAAGCGGAACAGCTTCTGACGCAGATCAACGCCGCCAAGTCGGATGACGTTAACCCGTTTGGCAAGCTGACCTTGGCCGTGGAACCGCGTCTTAGCGACGTGAACGCTTGGTACGTGGCCGCTGATCCCGCCACCATCGACGGCTTGGAGTATGCCTATCTTGAGGGCGCACCCGGCCCGCAGATCGAGACGCAACAGGGCTTCGAGGTGGACGGGGTGAAGATCAAAGTGCGCTTGGACTTTGGTTGTGGCTGGATCGACCACCGCGGCTGGCACAAGAACGCGGGTGTCTAATGGCAATCAGCGTCACCGAACTTGAAGAAATGCGCGACGCCCTAGTTCGGGCGCGCGCACGCGGTGCGCGGGAAGTGCAATACAATAACGAACGCGTGCGCTACGGCTCAGACTCGGAAATGGCCCGAGCAATTGCCGATCTGGACGCACGCATTCGCCAAACCACCTCCACCCGCCCCAGCACCGTTCGGTTTTCCTCTTCGAAAGGTTTTTAGCGATGGCACGAGAACACACGAAAGCAAAAGCATTTGCTCAAATGCTCATGCGTGAGGCCCGTGACTGCGGCTGGCTTTATAACCGTATTGAAATGAAGCCTGATGGGACGGTCATTGCACTATCGGGTATGGTTGAGCCGGAAGGAAATGACGACTTCTGCGCAGAAGACTTGCGGATGGGCAAATGACGAAAAAGGGCCTTCCCAAGTACGTCTACTATGATCGGGGATACTACCGTTTCATTCGTCGTTCGCGGGGCCAATCCGTAATGATGAAAGAGGAGCCGGGAACGCCTGAGTTTTGGGACCACTACAACCTACTACTGAAAGGCCGCGCCCCAATCCCAGCAAAGCGCACTTTCGAGACACTGATTCTGAGCTATTTTGAAAGCCAAGCTTACAAGAAGCTGAAACCGCGCACGAAGGCCGATTACAGGAAGTATATCGGACACATTCGGACGATCTGGGGCACCAAAGACCCCGCCAAGATTGAGACGCATCACATCTATGAGTTGCACCGAGCAAATGCGGAACGCTGGCGGCAGGCCAATTACTTGGTTCAAGTGATGGTTGTTTTGATGAACCATGCCCGCTTGATTGGCTTTATCAAGAAAGAGCATGGCAACCCCGCCAAAGGAATTCCGCTTTTCAAGCAGGAAAGCAACGGCTGGGAACCGTGGCCGAAAGATGTACGGGCAGAGTTCGAGGCGATTGCAACCCCACGAGCACGGCTTGTCTACGAATTGTGTTTGGGCACAGGTCAGCGGATCGGTGATGTTCTGAAAATGAAGTGGGAACACGTTCGCGATGGCCATTGGGATTTCACGCAGGGCAAAGGCGACAAGCCGATGTGGATACCTTTCACGGACCGCCTCAAGTCATTTCTAGCGACCGTCGAAAAGAAGGGCCTTACCGTCATCACAGATACGGCAGGCCGCCCCGTTCAATACCGCACCGTTGCCGAGGAAATGCGCAAGGTCAAAGCCAAGATGCAGCACCCGGATGCTGCCCTATACGTCACCCATGGACTGCGTAAGAACGCGACGATTGAGCTTTATCTGGCCGGATGTGATGACGAGATGGTCAAGGCTGTCACCGGGCACTCAGGCGTTGAGATGCTTAAAAAATACGGCGGGCCGATCCGGCAACGGGAACTTGCAACGCGGGCTCAGAACGCCCGAAACCGTTTTGAACAGAACAGGAAGGAAACGTGA